GCCCAAATACATTAGTAGTTGATGATATATGTGATTCTGGAGTTACATTAGATAAAGGCCCAGGAGTTTACACAGCAGTATTACATTATAAACCACATACATCTTGTTTTCAACCTACTATGTGGTCTGAAATACATGAAGGAGATGAATGGTTAATTTATCCTTGGGAAACAAAAGACTCAGATCCAATTCAAGACTATTTGAAAAGTGATGAATTTTTAGAATTTGCAGAAAGAGAAGATAATAGTGTGGTTTGGCCAGAAGAAGATTGTAAATTAAATACGATAGGAGGATTAACAAATGATAAAGAAGGATCATTTATGAAATTTGTAAATAAACAGAAAGATGAGTAAACAATTAAAATTATTTAAAGAAGAAGAACTACCAGTATGGGTTAACGAAGTACCATTTGTTAGCGAGGTAGAAACATTTAACGCCACATTTGGTAAACCAAATAACTATGAACCAACAATCCCAGAAGAAAAAGAGTGGAAATTTGTATACAATTTCATCCTTGAAGAACTTGAAGAATATAGAGAAGCTTGCGAACGAGGCGACATTGTGGAAGTTTTGGACGCTTTGTGCGACATTGCTTATGTTTCCCTTGGGAACGGTACTATGTTACATGGCCTTAAGGATAAGATATGGCCAGCGTATCAAGAAGTACAAGCAAGTAATATGTCAAAAGCTTGTAAAACTGAAGAAGAGGCCATACAAAGTGTCAGCCAACGAAGTAAGGAACAAGGTGAGGCCTGCCATTTTGAAAAACTTGAGGAAGGACGGTATATTGTATATAGAACGAGAGACAGAAAAGTAATGAAAAATATTAATTACTTTAGACCAGATTTACATCAATTTTTTAGTGATGATGAATTAGCTAAATTTTATGAAGTTGAAACAATAATATAAATGTATAAAAAGTGTTATCAAGGAGATAAAGTACAAGGGTTAAAAAATACATGGGAAATGCATCTGTGGGAATCAGATGGTGAACATAAAAAAATATTGTACGAAGACTTTGCTTACATAGAATGTGATCCATCAGAAGAAACTATGAAATCCATAGATGGAGGATCTTTAAAACCTACACTTGATTTTAATTATACTAGAGGAAAAAACAAACATAAAAATACCCCAGGACTTTATTGGGCAGATATGAGAAGTAGTAATGAAATTCATCAAAAATTCTTAATTGGTGAATATGGAACCAATGATGAACCTTCTACTGGACACCAAGAAATGTTTTTTGATATTGAGTGTGAAATGTTAGACTCATTTGAACCAGATGAAATTGCTAAAGCCAATAAAACAATTACATCAATAGCATTTTACCATAAACAAGCTGATAAATGGGGTTGTATAGTTTTAGATCCTAAAGGTATAGTTAAAGTTGATCCCAATGCTAAACAACAAGTAGCTACTTTTAGAACTGAAAAAGAATTACTTGATTGTTGGGTACAAATAATTATAGATTCAAGACCAGATTCTTTAATAGGGTATAATAGTGATAACTTTGATATGCCTTATTTGTATTGGAGAATTGTTAATGTTTGTGGAAAAGATCGTGCGGATCAAATGTCACCCCTTTATGGTTATGTTAATCAACCTGTAAAAGCTAGAGCAGACCAAAATTCATTTTTCACAAGAACTGGATTTTTTGTTGATATTAAAGGTATTGAATCTCTGGATTATATGAGATTACATAAAAAATATGGTTGGCAAGATGAACCAAGTTGGAAATTAGATGCTATTGGAGAAAAATATGTTGGTATAAAGAAGATTGAATATGATGGTAATCTAAATGATTTATATAGAGACGATATTCAAAAGTTTGTTGATTATAACTTTCGTGATGTTGAAATATTAGTAGAACTAGATAAAAAATTAGAATACTTAGCATTAACTAGAAATATCTCACATAAAGGAAAACATAACTATAGTGAAGTATATGCTAACACTACAACTCAAGATGGAGCAATATCAGCTTACTTATTAAGTCAAGGTATTGTCCCACCAAATAGAGAAATGAACCCTCAAAAGAAAGATGGTTATGCTGGTGGTTGGTTATTTTGTCCTCAAGCAGGTTTATATGAAAATATGTTTGATTTAGATTTAACTTCACTATATCCAGCTATTATTAGAACTATTAATATTGGGAGAGAAACTTATGTTGGAAGAATTATTGATGCTGATGATAGAAATAATCGTTTAGGATTAAATGATTTAAAGGCAATGGATCCTAAAACTAGCGTTGTATTTGAAACTACTAAAATGCTACATGAAAGATGGGAAGTAGGAAAAATTGTTAAAGCAATTGAAAAAGGAAAATATAGAGTTGCTGCTAATGGATCATTTTTCTCTAGTTCTAAAAAATCAACATTATCTGTTATTTTAGAAAAGTGGTTTAATGAAAGAGTTGAGTATAAAAACTTAATGAAAAAAGCATATAAAGCTAAAGACACTGAAAAGGGTAAGTATTATTACTTAATGCAGTATACAATGAAAATTTTACTTAATAGTTTATATGGTGCTACAGCTGTTCCAAGTTTTAGATATGGTATGAATCATTCTATTTTAAGTGAAGCAATTACATTATCAGGTCACAGAATTATCCAAGAAAGTGCTTTATGTGCTAATAAGTACTATAGTAAAATAATGGAAGGGGAAATCCCAAAAGATAAATTCATCTCAAAACTAAAAATATGACATTAAAAAGACAATCTATTAGAGCTAACCAAACCATATACTTAGGTATTAGTAAGGAACCATTACATAAAGACGAAGTAATTAAACTAAGTGAAGAATGGAGTGAAACACAAGAAAAATTCTTTAAAAAAATGTTAAAACAAGGAGGTGAGTTTAAAGTTAATGGTAATAAGTTTAGAGTTACAGTTGCAGAAAGAACAGATATAGATTCAGCGGGAAATAAACCAGTAACAGTACCACCACTTCCAGGTGAAAGAACATTTTAAGATGAATATAAAGATATCAAATGGGGAATTATTAGATAGAATTTCAATTCTTGAATTAAAAAAATTAAGAATGAAAGATGCAGCTAATTTAGCTGTAGTGGAAAAAGAATTTTTGATATTAAATAAAAAATGTATAAGTTTATTTACAAAAAACGATTCAACTTTACAAGTACTATATTTGGAATTAGCTAGAATAAATGGTAAGTTATGGGATTTAGAAAATAAAGTAAGAAGTGGAACTTTAAGAGATAAAGAATTTATAAATGCTTCTAAACAAATATTTAAACTAAACGAACAAAGAAATAGTTTTAAAAATGATATTAATTTAATAACTGGAAGTGAAGCTTTTGAAGCAAAAGAATATGATACCTAAAAGAATATTTCAAACATTTGAGCATGGAAATTTTGAACTTCAATTTCAGTATATTGTTGATGATTGGAGATTAGAAAACCCAGAGTACGATTACCAGTTTTTTGATGCTAATGATAGGCAAATTTTTATGAGACACTTCTTCCAAGGGGAAGTATATGATGCTTATAATAGAATACTTCCTGGAGCATTTAAATCTGATTTATGGAGATATTGTATATTATATGTTTATGGAGGGTTTTATATTGATATTGATTCTATATGTCTAGGATCATTAAATATGTTTATAAATGAAGATACTGAATTTGTTGCAGCAACAGATTTAAATTTAGGTGATTTAGAATATCATAATATAGCAAATGCTTTTATAGGTAGTACTCCAGGACACCCTATTTTAAAAAGTTGTATTGATCACATAGTTGAAATTGTAAATAAAGAAGAACTACCAGCTGAAAATATAATGAATTTTTGTGGTCCTGGATGTTTAGGGATTCATATAAATAAATTTTTAGGTAGAGATGATAAAGCTTCAATGGTTGGTTACGCAGGCAAATATGGTAAAATGGATTTAATTTCGTTTGAACATCCAACTGAATTTTTTAGAGCCTTAGATGGTAAAAAAATAATGCAAAATAAAAATAGTAGTCCCTTTTTAAAAGAATTCTATAAAATTGAATGTGATAAAGTAGAAAATTACTTTGATTGGGGTAAGTTTGGATTTAAAAATGTTAAATTTGAAAATATATGTCTTTTAAAATAAATTTGGATTCCCAATAAATTATAATTATATTCACGTCGATGAAACAATTACAAGAAACCCCAGAATTTATTTGTGAACCCGGTAAAATTAATTACTGTGCTTACGTTGATACAGATTCTAATTATATTGATGCTGCTCCATTACTAAGATTCTTATGGAATGATTATGATGAAATGAGCAATGAAATTAAGGACAATAACGCTGAACAAGTAGCATTCCAGTTTGAACATGAGATTAATGATTATTATACATCATTAGCTGAAAATTGTTTTAATGTACCTAATGATCAAGAGCATTTCTTAGAAATGAAAACCGAATGTGTCATTAGATCAGCTTATTTTAGAGCAAATAGAAGATATGCACAATGGATTACTAAACAAGAAGGTATTGAAAAAGATATCCTTGATGTAAAAGGTTTGGAATTTAAAAAGGCAAATTTCCCACCAGTATTAGGAGCATTTTTTAGTGATTTATTAACTCAAGTATTAAAAGGTGCTAAACGAGAAGACATTTTAGATCAAATAAAAGAAATGAAGAAAAAAATATTGGGTGGTGATATACCAATTGTAAAATTAGGTAATCCAACCTCAGTAAAAAAATATGATGATTATGTAGGTGTTAGGGCTAGAGCAGGAGAAATGTTTAGTGGAATAAAAAAGGGAGCACCTGCTGCTGTAAAAGCTGCTATACGATATAATGATTTACTTAGATTCTGGAAATTAGATAAAAGTCATAATCAAATTACTAAATCAGACAAAGTTAAATGGATATATTTAAAAGATAATCCCTATAAAATAGAAGCATTAGCATTTTTAGATTATGATATGCCAACAAAAATAGTTGATTTTTTAGAAATGTTTGCAGATAAAAAAAACGTATTTGAATCCATTTTACTTAATAAATTAGAAGGATTTTTTAATGATTTACAATGGAGTTTAGATTTAAACCCATATAATACAGCATTTGAAACAATAGAAATATAAGTTATGATAAATAAAAATAAGTTACAATCGTTCATCTCAAAATATTATTTGAATGAATTTAATCAAGCTAAATGGGTTATAAAAGACAATAAATTAGCTGTTCACGTAGGTAGTGGAGGAGTTGCTGCTGGTGTTTATATCAACGATTTTCCCATAAAAAACGCGGTATTAGGAGTATATGATAGTTCTAAACTTCAAAAACTAATAGGTATAACTAGCGGTGATTTATTATTAGGGACAGAATCACAAGGCGAACTATCCAGAAAACTTTTAATTAATGATGCTAATTTTGAATTAAGTTATTCATTATCATCCCCGGAAGTTATACCAAAAATTAATTGGTTTAAAGATGTTGAATGGGATATGGAATTGGATTTAAGCAGAGATGATATAGACAATTTATTAAAAGCAAAAAATGCATTATCTGAATATAGCACATTAGTACTAGAAGGTATAAAGGATTTAGATGATAAAACAGTATGTCAATTTACATTTGGAGATAATACAGATTTTTCAAGTAAAGTAACGTATCAAATTGAGGGGGATATAAGTGATGATTTCTTAATGTTACAACTTCCATTTGATTCTCAAAGGTTTAAAGAAATATTAAATGTAAATAAAGACAGTGATTCAACTAAGCTATATTTATCAACAAAAGGATTAGCTAAATTTACATTTGATAATGAAGACATATCAAGTAAATATTTTATAACAAGAAACGAACAAATAATAGATTAATTATGTATAAAGATTCAGATCCAAATGGAGAATGGGGTGTAGTACACACTGACAATTTCCAATTAAATAATAACCATAAACATAGAATATTCGTAATAGATGATTTCTATACTAATCCCGAAGAACTAAGAAATTTTGCCATTAATCAATGGTTTTTTGATGATGAAGGATTCGAAGGTTTAAGAACAAGAAAACAATTCTTTTTTAAAGGTGTAAAAGAAAAATTTGAAGAAACAATAGGTGAAAAAATTACTGTATGGGAAGAACATGGTATGAATGCTAGATTCCAAAGTCATAAAGCAGATTTTAGACCTGTTTATCATTGTGATAGTCAAACTTGGGCAGCAGCTTGGTATGGTAACATAGATGCTCCTTATGAAGCAGGTACTTCATTTTATGCACATAAAGAAACAGGATTAAGAGGTGGAGAAGACAATATTGGAGCAGCGTTTGCTGGAGATACATGGGTTGATCCAACACCTTATGTTAAAGTTGATACAGCAGCTAACATATTTAATAGATTAGTAATATGGGATGCTAAATTAATTCATGCAGCTCCTACTTACTTTGGTCATAATATAGATACAGCAAGATTAACACAAGTATTTTTCTTTGATACAGAGAAATAATTTTATATACGTATAACCGAACATAAGATGTAGCTAGGGCACGTGTTATGTTTAAATTAAATTAACCGGAAGCTTCGGCTCCACAAAAACAAATGATATGAGTACATTACAATTATTAGAGAGGCACTTAAGTCCTTTCGACATCCTTTTTAGGAATCACTTTAACTCTGACAGCACATTTCAACCTGTTGGAAATTTCAAACAACCACATCCACTTAATATTTTCTTTGACGATGACGGACTTCATTTTGAAGTTGCCTGTACTGGTCTAACTAAAAAAGACGTAGTCTTAGATATTGAAGGGGATACTTTAAAAATAAGTTATAACAAACCAGAAGATGACTTCCCTGATGGAATGATTCATAATGGTTTATCTAAAAAATCATTTGATTTAAGGTATAAAATAGCACCTAAATTTGATTTAGGTAAAATTGATGCCACCTTAGAAAATGGTTTATTAGAAATTTTTATACCATTAGCTGAGGAAGCTAAACCAAAGTCAATCAAAATAAAATAAAGTTATATTAAAAAAAGCGTGTCCTAGCGCATCCTATTTCGTATATTTAGGTCAACGAAAAATAATAAGTTATATGGCTAGAAAAGCAAAATCCCACACTATGATCAAGGATCCTTTATTGGAACCGTATTTTGTAACAATTGATGATAATTGTTGCACCGTTAACCAAACTATACAAAAAGATTCTAATCACTTTAGAAGTAAAGGTAATGGTAGCAAATCTTATGAAAAAGCTATTTCATTTCATGCTAATTTAGGTACAGCTTTATTTGCTATATCTAAAGCCCTTCAACATGATAAAGAGACTAGAAACTTAGATGAAGTATTAGAACAATTTAAAACAATAGAATTAAACCTTAAACAATTTATAAATGAGCAAGTTAGTAGCGCTGTATAACGCAGTGATAGTTAAGCCTATAGAGGCTGAAGAAGAAACATATGGGAACATTATTGTTCCAGATATGGGTAAAGAAACAAATACTTTTGGTGAAGTAGTTTCTGTTGGAGATGGTAATTTTACCTTAACAGGTGATAAAATCCCAACACAACTAAAAGTAGGTGATAGAGTAGTTCTACCAACTCAAGGATTCACAAAATTACCATTTAATGGTGAAGATTATCTTGTAGGACCTGAAAATAATGTCCTTGCAAGAATGGACCGAGAAGTGAGTATAGAAGATGCTTTAGAATCAACAGAAATAAGTGAACAAGATAAAGAAAATTTAACAGATATTTAATGGAAAATCAAGTAAAGTACGGTAAAGAAGCTAGACAAGGCTTATTAAAAGGAATTAATAAACTAGCAGATGCAGTTGTATCAACATTAGGACCAAATGGTAGAAACGTTGTTATATTTAGAGGACATGCTGAACCACCACAATCAACAAAAGATGGTGTTACAGTTGCTAAATCATTTTTAACATCTGATCCTGAAGAACATTTAGGCCAATTATTAATTAGACAAGCAGCAATGAGAACAGCTGATAAAGCAGGTGATGGTACAACAACATCAACATTACTAGCTAGAGAAATGATTCAAAATGGTTTACAAGCATTAGATAATGGAGAAAATGCTGTTCAAATTAAAAGAGATATTGATGCCAATGTAAAAAAGGTTATTGATAATTTAAATAATAATATAGCTGAAGATATATCAGGTGAAAACCAATTAGAACAAATAGCAACAATTTCATCTAATAATGATGTAGAAACAGGAAAATTAATTGCTAAAGCAATTGAAAAAGTTGGTTTAGAAGGTGTAGTACACGTTGAAGAATCTAAAACTGGAGATACTTATCTTGAAACAGTAGAAGGTATGCAGTTTGATAGAGGTTTTAAATCACCTTATTTTGTTACTGATAATAGTTCAATGCAAAGTATATTAGACAACCCAGCAATTCTAATTATGGATCATAGATTAAGTTCAGTAAAAGAATTACTACCAATATTAGAAGCAGTTTCAGCTCAAGGTAAATCATTATTAATTATAGCAGAAGATATTGATAACGAAGCATTAGCTACTTTGATTGTAAATAAAATGAGAGGTACAATTAATGTGTGTGCTGTAAAAGCACCTGATTTTGGTGATAGACGTAAATTAGTTTTAGAAGATATTGCAATCACAACTGGTGGTAAAGTATTTGATAAACAAAAAGGAATGAAACTAGACAAATTCTCTTGGGAATGGTTTGGTGAAGCAAGAAAAGCAACAGTAACTAAAGAACAAACAACAATAGTAGATGGAAAAGGAGAAGCTGAATCAATTGAAGCACGTGTTGAAGAGCTACAATCGCAAATCGAGAAAGCCACGACCCCGTACGAAACAGAACAACTCCAAAACCGATTATCAAAATTCGTCGGAGGAGTAGCAATCGTTCATGTGGGTGGTAACACTGAAACAGAAATGTTAGAGAAAAAAGATAGAGTAGATGATGCTCTACATGCTACAAAAGCAGCATTAGATGAAGGTATTGTTCCAGGGGGTGGAGTAGCATTATTATATGCTTCCTCAGGTATTGAAGCCGATTCAATTGGAGCAAATATTGTAAAAACTGCTTGTTCAAAACCTTTTAATCAAATTCTAGTTAATGCTGGTTATGATGAAGTTAAAGGTCAAATATTAGCTGATGGATTAGTTAATTCAGGAAATGATGTTTGGGCAGGTATTGATGTTAATTCAGGAGATATTGTTAACTTTAGAGAAAAAGGCGTGATTGATCCCACAAAAGTTTGTAGATTGGCGTTATTAAATGCAGCATCAGTTGCAGGAACAGTATTATTAACTGAATGTACATTAACACAAGATAAAAAATCGATTGAAGAAAAGTTAAGAATATTACAAGATTCATCTACTAATGCCGCTGGAATGATGGGTAACCCACAATATTAATCATATGAAAGATACAATTAAAATAAAAGAAGACAATGTACTAATCGCCAAGAGAGTTCCTCCTGGCGATAAGTGGCAATTGATTGCAAATGCCCCTAATGGTCCTATCCATAAAACATTAACTGATACTCTGGAAGCGTATATGGTTAAAACTGGATTTAAAGGTCATTATAGATTAGAACCATTACAAAGTTCATTATATGCAATCAACGCAGAAGAAGTAGTAATTGAAGCACCAAAAGAAAAATTATTTTCAATTTATGGCGAATACGGACAATAGTTTATTAAACGAGAAATATAGACCAGTAACTTTAGATACATACGTTGGTAATGCTAAATTAAAAGCATCAATTGCGCAGCAATTAAAAAACAACGATATCCAAAATTATTTATTTTATGGACCAGCTGGAACAGGAAAGACTACTTTGGCAAAACTTTGTATTAAAAATCTTGATTGCGATCATCTTTATATCAACGCCTCTGATGAAAGAGGGATTGAGACGATTAGGGATAAAGTACAAGGATTTGCGAGCACAATGTCTTTTAAACCACTTAAAGTGGTCATTCTGGATGAAGCTGATTTTCTTACTATCCAAGCGCAAGCTTCTCTCCGTAATATCATTGAAACTTTCTCACGTACGACGCGTTTTATTTTAACTTGTAATTTTGTAGAAAGAATAATCGACCCCTTACAATCAAGGTGTCAAGTTTTGAAGGTAGTTCCTCCAACCAAAAAGGAAGTAGCTATACACTTAGCTGATATATGTAAAAAGGAAGGTATTAAGTTCGAACCTATTGCCATTGGTAAAGTAGTTAATCAATACTACCCTGACTTAAGAAAAATGCTTAACACGATTCAATCCAGTAGTAAAGATGGAAGTCTAGATCTGGATGATTCATTACTAGTATCAACAAGTTATTTAGCTACTATCCTTGGGGAACTTAAAAAATCTAAACCAAGTTTTGTTACTATTAGACAGATAATAGCTGATTCTAATATAGATGATTTTGATCAATTATTTAAATTTTTATATGATAATGCTGATGAATATTTGCCTAACAAAATAGGTACAGTAGCAGTATTAATAAATGATCACCAATATAAAGCTAATTTTAGAATAGATAAAGAAATTAATGCAATGAGTTTAATTAATCAAATAATAAATAATAAATAAATGAAACATCAAAACCAACAAGTCCCTCAAATGAATGTTGATCTAAAGACAACAGAAGGTATTACAAACGCCGAGGGCAAAAGTGTATTCCAATCAGGAGTTATCTTAAGAAAAATCTCAAAATTCGTAGCAGGAACAGATAATGATGCTATTATGCCAATCCCTGTATTTTATGATCCAACAAATATGAAAATATTAGGTGAAGGAATTCCAGCAGAATTAAGAGAAGAACTTAAAGATGAGCTTTGCTAAATGAATAATGTATTCGATTGGTTAAAACAAATAAATTCCATTAAACAACCTGTAAGTGATTTCAGCGATAAAGATTGGGAAGTATTTAATAGTTATATGATTCATAGGTTTATGTCTATGAACAAAGATTATATTGAGGTAGTAAATTATGTTCAAGAAATGCCGCCCCAAGAAAAACGAATGATATATAATATTTATAGAGAATTTATACCTAGAAATAACCAATGGAATAAATACATTAAATCAAAAATAAAGCAACCGAGTAAAGAATTATTAGAAAAATTATCTAGTTATTGGGAATGTTCGAGGATTGAAGCAAAAGACTACATGAATTTGTTGGATACCAAACAAATTCGTCGTATATTAGAGGATCAAGGATTAGAAAAAAAAGAAATAACTAAAATTTTAAAATGAATAAATTAATAGATATGTTACGTACATCTGCAATAGCAGATAAAGCAAAAGCACTATTATCACTTGAATTATTAGGTGATAGAGCAGTCGGAATTGGTGACCACACAACAGGAGACTTTTATAAAAATGCTGAAGAAGCACTTGCTATGTTAGTTGATGCCGATGATAGGTTAGCAGCAATAGATAAGTATTTTTCACTAGAACAGCAGATCAATGGGTGATTCAGTTAAAAAATACATGGAAAGTTTAGAAAACAAAATCAATAGTACTGGTCACTTTGGTGCCAATGCTATACAATTAGAAAAAGTTATGAGTGATAGAGAAATAATGGATGCCAAGGGAGGCTTAAAAAGACCTAAAAAGCAAGTACCAAATATAAATTCAACCCCTATAGAAATATTCGAACATGAATATCCAGAATTATCTAAAGAGTTTCAAAATATACAAAAAGAAATGTATGAAATGTTTGCCCGTAAACATATGGATTATGGGTTAAATAACATTACTTTAGGCGGGGATATCGTTAATAACAGCGATGACAAACAATTCTCACTAACTGGGTTATGTATTAGATTAACTGATAAAATATCACGTTTAAAAAACCTATTAATTAATGGTAAATCATTTGTTGAAGGTGAAGGTATACAAGATACATTTATTGATATCGCCAATTATGGTATAATCGGTCTTTTAGTAGGTCGAAACAAATGGAAAAAATAGTTTGGCTAAAAAAATTCCTAATATAGTTAAGGAGATTAGAAATAATCCTCCACCACCATTGAATTACGCATTCCAGAAAAATGTTTCTTTTTCCCAAATGAGTATATTTAGAGGGTGCCCTCAAAGGTGGAAGTTACAATATAAGGATAAAATTAAACGCTTTACATCTTCAATTCATACTGTATTTGGGACTGCTGTACATGAATCAATGCAGCACTATTTAGATGTAGCATATGAAAAATCATTTGCTGCCGCAGATAGAGAAATAGATATAAAAGACCATTTTCAAAACGCTTATATCTCTGAATACCAAGCACAATATAAAAAAAATAATGATTCTCACTTCTCAGATGCAACTGAAATGAGGGAATTTTTTGAAGATGGGATTGCTATTTTAGAATGGTTTAAGAAAAAACGTAGCAGATATTTTAGTAAAAAAGGTACATATTTAGTTGGTTGTGAAATACCTATTGTAATAGCACCAAATAAAATGTTAAATAACGTGTTATATATGGGATATCTTGATGTTGTCACATACCACGAAGCAACAGAGACATTTAAGATAATCGACATTAAAACCAGTACTAAGGGGTGGAATGATTATGCTAAAAAAGATGAGGATAAACAATACCAATTATTACTTTACAAACAATTTTTCTCTGAACAATACGGGATACCTTTAGATAAAATTGAGATTGAATTTTTTATACTTAAAAGGAAGGTATTAGACATAGATGATGACAATATTATGTCACCATACCAAGCATATAGAGTACAGCAATTTGTACCACCAAGTGGAAAAATAAAATTAGGAAGAGCTAAAACAGCAATAAACGACTTTATATCAGAGTGTTTTAGTTCTACAGGTAAACATAAAGATAAAGAATACCCAGCAACACCGTCTAAATGGACTTGTACTTTTTGTCCTTATAAGGAAGAAAAGGAACTATGTGACAAAGGGATAATTTATTGATATTCTGATATATGTATAATTAAACGTTATTAAAAAATAAAAATTATGGCTAATAAAGCAAAAATGACACTAACGAGTGTTAAAGTACAAAGCAATCTATTTGATGATTTTAAAGTTGAATGTGTAAGACGTAAATTTTCTTTCCAAAAACTTGCTGATCGATCAATATTTTTGTATCTTACGGACGAAGATTTTAGGAAAAAAATCAACAATCAAACTAACATCGAACTATAAATAACAAATCGAATGAATAAAAGTTTTAAATATCTTCCTCCTAATGAGAGAAAGAAAATACTACTAATCTGTGATGATATTAGAGTACATTCAGGAGTAGCTACTGTTGCTAAAGAAATTGTTACACATACTTGCCAACACTTTAATTGGGTAAATGTAGGTGGAGCTATTAAACATCCAGAAAACGGGAAAAGATTAGATTTAAGTGCAGATACTAAAAAAGTAACTGGAGTAGAAGATGCTTCAGTTTTTATGTATTGTGTAAATGGTTATGGCACAACACAAGAAATCCATAATATTATTAATATGGAGAAACCAGATGCTGTAATGTTATTTACTGATCCTAGATATTTCTTACACATATTTAATATGGAAGATCAAATTAGAAAAATATGCCCTATAGCATATTTAAACATTTGGGATGATTATCCAGCTCCTAGATATAATCAACCATACTATGAAGCATGTGATTTATTAATGGGTATTTCAAAACAAACAGTTAATATTAATAAATTGGTTTTAGCTGATTGTGATAATGAAAACAGAATATTTAAATATATCCCACACGGATTAGATCATAAACACTTTTATCCAATTAAAGAAGGTCATGAAGAATATAATGACTTTAAAAAGTTTAGATCAGAAGTATTTAAAGGTGATGAGGTAAATTTTGTTACATTCTTTAACTCTAGAAACATTAGACGTAAACAAATTCCAGATACGATGATGGCTTTTAGATTACATTTAGATTCATTAGAATTAGAAGAGGCATTAAAATGTAGATTAGTTTTACATACTGAATTATCAACAGATCATGGTACTGATTTAGAAGCAGTAAAAGAATATTTATTTGGAGAAAAATATAATCGTTGTGTTGTATTTTCAACTAATAAATTAGACAAAAAAGGATTAAATTATCTATACAATTTAGCAGATGTTCAAACATTATGTACTTCAAATGAAGGATGGGGATTAACATTAACAGAAGCAATGCTATCAGGTACACCTATTATAGCTAATACAACAGGTGGAATGCAAGATCAAATGAGATTTGTAGATGATAATGATAATTGGTTTACACCAGATGCAGACATTCCTTCTAACCATAGAGGTACATTTAAGAAACATGGTGAATGGGCATTTCCAGTTTACCCAACTAATATATCAATTCAAGGTTCACCAATGACACCTTATATTTACGATGATAGAGCTTCATTTGATGATATATCAGCTAGAATAACAGAAGTTTATAATTTAAGTAAAGAAGAACGTGAAGCTAGAGGATTAAAAGGTAGAGAATGGTGTTTAAGTGAAGAAGCAGGATTCTACTCAGCTAAACAAGGTGAAAGAGTAATTGAAGCATTTGATGAACTATTTGAAAAATGGAAACCAAGAGCTGATTATGAATTAATCGATACTTCAGAAGTTAAAGGAAAATATTTAAATCACAAAATAACATATTAATGAGCAAATCAGTTTTTTATATAAGTTGCCCAATTGACACTTATAGTGGATATGGAGCACGTTCTAGAGATGTAGTTAAATCAATAATCGAGTTAGATAAATTTGATGTTAAAATATTACCTCAAAGGTGGGGTGATACACCAGGAGGTTTTTTAAACGACCATGAAAACTGGAAGTTTTTACAATCTTATCTTATTCCAAGTATAAAATCAAAACCAGATATTTGGATGCAAATAACAATTCCAAGTGAATTCCAACCAGTAGGTAAATATAATATTGGATGTACAGCCGGAATTGAAAGTACAGGATGTGATGCATCATGGATTGAGGGTTTAAATAGAATGGATTTAAATTGGGTTTCATCTACACATAGCAAAGATGTATTTTCTAAAATATCATTTGAAAAAAGAAATAAACAAACAAACATTGTTGAAGGTAAAGTTCAATTAGAAAAACCAATGGAAGTGGTATTTGAGGGTGTTGATTTAGATTTATATAAACATTTAAAACCATCTGAAGTTAGTTTTGATCTAAAGGGTGTTAAAGAAGCATTTAACTTTTTATTTGTAGGGCATTGGATGAATGGTGCTGTAGGACATGACAGAAAAAATGTAGGTCTTATGATTAGATATTTTATTGACACTTATAAAAACAAAAAATCATCACCTGGGTTAATATTAAAAGCATCTTCAGGTAGAAATAGTTATATAGGTAGAGAACTAATACTAAATAAAATTAGAAAAATTAAAAATACCTATCCTAGAGATACAGATTTTCCAAGTATTTATTTATTAAATGGAAATTTAACAGATGAACAAATGAATGAATTATATAATCATTCTAAAGTAAAAGCTATGATTAGTATGACTAAAGGAGAAGGATATGGTAGACCATTAGCTGAGTTTGGATTAAGCAAAAAACCAATTATAGCTTCAGGATGGTCAGGACAAATTGATTTCTTAAATCCTATGTACACAACTTTATTACCAGGTAATTTAGAAAATGTACATGCAAGTGCTGCTAATCAGTGGTTAAAAGCAGAAACACAATGGTTTCAAGTTAGTCCTAAACATTTTATAAATGCTTTAAAATCAGTACATCAAAAATATAAAAAGTTTATTACACCAGCTAAACAACAAGGCCATCATATTAAAACAAAATTTAGTTTTGATAATATGAAAAAATTAATCGGTGAAATTTTAGATAAAAACATTCCAGAATTTCCAAAACAAGTAGAATTAACGTTACCAACAATGGAAACACCTAAATTATAAAATATGCAACACGATGAAATTATAGATTGTCCTAGATCAGGAGGTGATTTATGTTATAAAACAGAGGTAAGCCCTGAAGTTACTAATTATTATAGTATATCATGTGGGTTTTGGACTAATAGTTTAATGAAAGTTGGAGAAGAATTTTATAACCAACAAATGGAAGTACTCCCAGAATTATATAAAGACTTATCTTGGTTAGATGTAAAAACCGATTTAGTATGGTTACCCCATTCAATAAATGATCCAGAAATTGGAATGGTTTATGCTAGTGGTACTAGTGCTGAAGATTGGAAATGGGCTGCTGTTAAAGCTAGAGAATTAAATAAAGAAGAACAAGAAAAATTTAAAACAACTCATAAAACTGATATGAAGACAATAGCTTATTTCTCTGAGCGTGATTATATGGATGCTTTGTCGTATATTGGAGTATTACCAGGATAATATGAAGATAAGTTATGCAATAACAGTTTGTAATGAATTGGAGGAAATAACCAAATTACTTAATTTATTATTAAAACGAAGACGTAAAACAGATGAAATTGTAGTTTTATTTGATAAAAAAAGCGGTACACCTGAAGTATGGTCTCGTTTACAAGAATTAAATGGTGAACAAAATTGTACTATACACTCAGCTACATTTAAACATCATTTTGCAGATTGGAAAAATAAATTGTCATCTTACTGTACTGGAGATTATATATTCCAGATAGATGCAGATGAATACCCACATGAAACATTATTATCACACCTCCCAGGTATATTAGAATCAAATCCAGATAATGAAGTTTATTTAGTTCCTAGAGTTAATACTGTAACAGATTTAACACCAGAATATATTATTAAATGGCAGTGGAAATTAAATGATAAAAAGTGGGTTAATTACCCTGATTATCAATGGAGGATTTGGAAAAACAAACCTGAAATTAAATGGAAAAATAAAGTACATGAAGTATTAGAAGGTTTTAAAAAATATGCTTTATTACCTCAACAAGAAGAATTATCATTATACCACCCAAAAGACATATTAAGGCAAGTAAAACAAAATGATTATTACGATTCATTAGGAGAAATTAACAGAACACAATCATGAAAACACTAGAAGAAATATATAAAGACCATAATAATGGGGGTAGTGGAGCTGGACATGGAGATAAAGGTACAGTACATACTTACATCCCAGAATACGAAAGATTATTTAAACCATATAGAGATAAAAAAATTAATATATTAGAAATAGGTATTGCTTATGGTGAATCTTTAGAGCTATGGGATAAATATTTTACTAATGCAAGTGTATTTGGAGCTGATATCCATGATATAGAAATATTTAGTGATCAATTCAAACCAGGTGGGTATAAAGATGATGAACGATTTACAATATGGATCTCAGATGCAACAAAACCCGAATTTTTAGATGTAATAGGTGATACTAAATTTGATATTATTATTGACGATGGTTCACATATGCTTTATGATCAAATAGCAACATATGAATTATTAAAAGATAGAATGAATCCTGGTGGTTTGTTT